GAGATGCACAGAAGAAACTAGCAGCACGTGCCGATAGTTTGGCCAAACAAATTGAGCTGCAGAAACAAAAAATAGCTGAAGCGCAGAATGCAATCGAACAGTCTACCAAAGCCTATGGTGAAAATTCGGATACAACAAAGCAATATAAAATAGATCTAGCTAACGCTGAAGCGCAATTAGGAAAATTACAATCAGCCCTAGCAAGAACTAATGAACAGCTGATATTACAGGAAAGCCGAATGCATAATGCAGGCGAAGCTCTCGAAAAAGCCGGTAAAAAGATGCAAAATTTTAGTGATAAGGCTGGAAAAGTCGGTGATAAGTTGTCCGTTAGCTTAACTGCTCCTCTCATGGCCGGAGCCGCTTATGCTGCAAAATCTGCATCTGACTTTGAAAGTGCCTTTGCCGGCGTACGAAAAACAGTAGACGCAACGGCAGAACAGTTTGCAGAGCTGGAAGAAGGCATTAGAAGTATGGCCAAAGAGGTCCCTACCTCTGCTGCAGCTATAGCAGAAGTGGGTGAAGCAGCGGGTCAACTAGGGATCCAAACTGAAAACATCCTTGGCTTTACTCGGGTAATGATTGATCTTGGAGAAGCTACGAACCTCACTGCTACTGAGGGTGCTGAAGTATTAGCTCAATTTGCCAATGTCACCCAGATGTCACAGAAGGATTTTGACCGACTGGGCTCAACTATAGTTGCTCTTGGTAACAATTTTGCAACCACTGAAAAAGATATAGTTAATATGGCTCAAAGATTAGCCGGTGCAGGAAAACAAGTTGGAATGTCTGAAGCAGAAATCATGGCTCTGGCAACAGCATTGTCAAGTGTTGGCATTGAAGCGGAAGCCGGTGGATCGGCTATGTCGAAAGTGCTTATCAATATGCAGCTTGCAGCGACAGTAGGCACTAAAGCCAATGAAACTCTCGGAAAAACTGGTATGAGCTTAAGAGATCTGCAAATGCTGGCTGATCAGGATGCTAAAGCATTCAAGGCAATGGCTAATAGCATGGGTTATACCTCAACCGAATTCAGACAGTTTATTGATGCATCTGCTTCCTTAGAGGCATTCGCAAAGGTAACCGGTCAGACTGCGGATCAGTTCAAAAAAGCTTATGAAGAGGATGCTGTTGGTGCACTACAAGCTTTTATAAGCAGTCTTGCTACTGCAAATGAGCGCGGTGAGGATGCAATTGAAATCCTGACTAGTATGGGTATTACTGAAGTTCGTATGCGTGATGCTTTGTTAAGATCAGCTGGCGCAGGAGATGTTTTAGCTGAATCAGTTAACCTTGCCAACAAGGCATGGGAGGAAAATAACGCCCTTACAAAAGAGGCGGCACAGCGATATGAAACCTCTGAAGCACAAATGAAGATAGCTAAAAACACTATTCAGGATTCAGCAATTACTATTGGACGGCAGCTATTGCCGCCATTGGCCGATCTAGCAAAAAGTGTTGCGGGAGTAGCTGAAGAATTTGGTAAACTTGAGCCAGAACAGCAAAAGGCTATTCTTTCTGCACTTGGTATAGCAGCGGCCTTGGGCCCTGTAATTAAAACTACTTCTACGCTTACAGGTGGCATTGGTAAAGCATCAGAGGGCATAGGGAATTTTATTAGGAAGCTAGCTGAGAAAAAAGCAGCTGAAGAAGCTGCTAAATTAGCTACAGAAGGATTGACAGGGGCAATAGGTGGTAGCGCTGGCTTAACATCTGTCCTTGGACCCGTAGGGATTGCTCTAGGTGCTACGGCATTAGCAGTTGCTGGTCTAACTTATGCATATCAAGAGAGCATTAAACCGGCAAAAGAAGCTGGAGAAGCGGCCGAAGCTTTTTTGGAGGGTGTTGCAAATTGGCATGATGGGGTACAACAAGCCACATCTGCTCTTGAAGGTTTTAATATGGAAACAATAATTTCCGCTGAGAAGATGACTGAACTAGAAAGCAAAATAAATGAAGCTCAGCAAAATATAATCGGAATTGCTGAAAGAGCTGCGGCCGAATCTAGAGCTTTCACAGAAGAAGAGCGAAAGCAGATAGAAGAGTTAATTGGATTAATAGCAGAGTATACAGAACAGAAGATTGAAGCATATCAAAAACAAGCTGAAGTTGTTATGGCCATGGCCAATCAAGAACGTGAAATATCAATAGAGCGTGCTAATGAACTAGTTAAGGCTGCGGAGGAATCGAAGGAGCAGATATTAGCAATTGCCCAGACAAGATATGCGGAGGAAGTCGCTTTAGCAGAAGAAATGTATGGCCATTTAGGAGAAAAGGATAAAGCTGCTTATGAACAAATGGTAGCTAATGCTCAGAGAGAATACGAGCTAAGGGTCCAGTCAGCTAATGATACTTATGGTGATACATTGTCTATCATTCAAGAGAAGTACGCAGATATAAATGCTGAAGACTTAAAATATCTTGAGCAAATGGCAGAGGCTGGAGAAAGGATTAAGCAACTGGAAAAAGAGAAAACAGATTATATTGCTGAACAAACAGAGAAAAGAATTTCAGATGGCCAGGATGCTTTAACACAGTCGGTAAATCATCTAATGATCGAGTGGGAAGCTAGACGAAAATACGGAGATCAAATAAAAGATGCTTATAAAGAGCTAGAGGATGCTTATGAGCAGGCTAAAGATAAAAATTTAGATAGCTGGCTTGGTATGGTCATGCATACTGAGTTATATGGAGGTCAAGTTGATAAAAAAAGCAAGGATGTTGCTATAGGTATTATCAATAGCTTTGAACATCTCCCTGAGGACTCCAAAAAGGTTATGGCTGATACTATGAGAGGTATGAGCAAAGAAATGGAATCTAGGGAGCCTAGCTTGTTTAAAAAGGCGTCTAATATTGCTAATGGTATTTTAAACACATTGAGGAAAGCTTTCGATATCCGTTCTCCTTCTCGAAAAATGCAAGAAATAACAGAGCAATTATTCGCTGGAGCGGAGAAACCAATGGATGAGGCTTCTAGAAGACTTCCTGAGAGCATGTCAAAAATAGCTGACAATGTATTAGCTGAAGCAGATCGTTTGGCAGATGAGCAAGCATATTTGAACAATCGAGTAGCTACTAGTGGACTAGCTATGCAAGTTTCAGGGGTGTATTCTGATTTTAGAAATGCAACCGAACCTGAAAGTTCACCAATGCTACAATCTTCTATTAGAACAATTGGTGATGCATCACAAGAAAACAAAATTACAATTATAGCACCTGTAATTTTAGAAGGTAGAGAAATAGCATCGGTAACAGTACCGTATTCAGATCGAATTAGCGGAACTAACATTAACCTTATGGAAAGGGGGCTTGAGGTATGATTAGTCAAATTATTTTTAACGGTAAAAAATCTTACACTGATTTTGGTGTTACATTGTCATATTTCCTGCCCCAACCCCCTAGTTTAAAAATAATTAAAGAAGATGTACCGTTCATGCAAGGGTCGTATGATTTCAGCCGGTTGTATGGTGACCAAGCATATAATGATAGACGAATATTATGTAAATTACAATTCTTTGATACAAATAAGACCCGTTTATATATAAAATATAGAGAGTTGTTAGAATGGCTCATGGGCAGTGGTAGGTCTAGATTAGAGTATACCGGAGAACCAGGGCTGTATTATATAGCTAGAGTTGAAGAGACCCCATCATGGAATCATTTTTATGCTACTGGTAGCCTTGATTTTGCATTTTCTGCGTATCCGCTCAAGTTTGGCCTCCATAATGAAGGTGCGGATATATGGGATGAATTTAACTTTGAAACTGATTATATGCAGGATGTTAGGTTTAATGTAGTAGACACTAAAAACATAACACTTTACAATCCTAGCTCGCGGAAAATAGTACCTACTGTGGTTTGCGATGCAGCTATAGATGTAGTAAAAGGTAATTTAACATATAAATTTAGCACTGGAAGTACTAAGGATTGGCGCTTTGAGTTAGAAAAGGGCAAAAATGAGTTTACCTTAAAAGGAAATGGTAATATAGAATTTGTTTTTAGAAAAGAGGTGCTTTAATGTATGAGGTGAAGTTAATCAACAGTGGTGAGGAAACTATAATTAATGCTGTCAGCACTGATATAGAGGCACCTAGATTATTAAATGGTACTATTAAGATTGGTATTAATACAATTGACAATTTTACTTTTACAATGGCACCAAACAATCCAGGATATAATAAAATATTTCCATTAAAGACATTGGTAGAAGTTAAGAATACTAGGACTAATAAAAATGTATTTAAAGGTAGAGTATTGATACAAACAAATAGTATGGAAGTAAAGACAGTAGAAAACGCAGGTACTGGTGCTAGACTCACTAAAACAGTAATCTGTGAAAGCGAATTAGGGTATCTAATGGATTCTAGTACAGTATACGGAGAGTATCATGATTACTCAGTTAGAGATTTCCTGGAGTTAATGATAAACAATCATAACAGTCAGGTGTCCCAGGGCAAACAATTCCAAGTAGGGATTGTTGAGGTAGAAAACAATTTATATAGATTCTTGGGATATGATAAAACTTTAGATGCTATAAAAGATAAATTGATAGACAGACTAGGGGGAGAATTAAGAGTACGACACGAAAATGGTGTTAGATATTTAGATTATCTTCAAAGTATTGGAGAGTTTAAGGATACAGATATAAGGCTAGCTAAAAATCTGCAGACTATTGAGCAAGAAAAGGATCCGACCGCTATAATCAGCCGCCTTATACCACTAGGCGCTAAGCTGGAAGACAGTGACGAAAGAGTTACTATTGAAAGTGTAAATGATGGAAAAATATATATAGATGATCCTGAGGCAATAGAAGAGTTTGGTATTATAGCCGGTACACGCATATGGGATGATGTAACATTGCCGCATAACTTATTAGATAGAGGGCAGTCTTATCTACAAGAAAATAACAGGGTGAAGCGAAAATATAATATCAGCGCCCTGGATTTAAGTACAAT